TATCTTCAACAAATTTATATACACGCTCAAATGCCTGCTCTATATTTTCTCCATCACGTCTTGAATCTACAATTCCAAGATCTATTCTAAGAGACTGAAAATTTCCTAAATTATGCGTGTATCCAAGTGTTACTGATACTCTTGTATCTTCCATGTCATACCCTTCTGCTAAATTGATTCCGACCAAATTGGAATAAATCTTCCATCTTCAGTCTTTGTATATGTAAGTATACCATCTCCCATTCGTCTCGTCAACTCAGCCTTTGTTGGAGTGATATCATTTGTTATTAAATTATCTTTTCTTGGTCTACCAATATGGTATGTAGCCAGTATATCACGTATCTCTTTTACTTGCGATTCTGAATAATAAGATCTTACTTGCCAACCACGCTCCCCGCCCTTTTGTGATCCAGTTGGGAAAGGAATAACTCCACGCTTCATTAATGACGGCATATATTTTTTATGTCTATTAACAAGATCGGCAGTTTCTCCAACCGTGTATGCTCGTTCTCTTTTACTTTTAAAATCACTTATTAAGCAACTTTCTAACCTATCTTTTGTAATATTGTATATTGACATAATTCCATTTGATCTGTTATAATGCACAACCCTAACAAGATCCTTATTTAAAAACCATACCTTTTTATTACCAGATATTACAGGGGCGACATTGTAATCTTCGCTCGTTCTGTTTCCTTTTTTAGTAGCCATCTACCTTCCTCCGAATCAGACGGCGGATGAAAAAACTTTCTTGATCCACACATTAAACAATATATTTCTAAATGAGAAATAGAGTTGTAGACTCTGTCTACTATCATATTTCTTAAACATTTTTTGCATTTGATCATTAATTAGGTATGCCGACGATAATTAAATTAACGCCGATTGAAACGTCTCCAGTAGAATTGAAATTAACCGTACCATCTACTTTTGATGTAGTTATAGATTTTATTACAACAGATACATTTTTGCCTGCTTCGGTTCCACCAATATTTACTGGAGTGGCTGTAACGATAGGCGCAAATTTAAAATCTGCTGGAAAATTATATGTAAATGGTTGCTGACTTCCAATACTTTGATTTGCACTCTTAACAACATCTGCATAGCCTGCGATTATTCTTGTTTCAGAAGCCTTTGCATTTTGCTGAACTCCATTAACTACATCTACGCTAACATACTTATATATTGCTGGTGAGACTTGCAAAGATAATTCATTAATTGCATTTGCCAATTGATAAATATACGCAACATCTAATGGTTGGCCTAGTTCTGGTAGTGGTATTTTTGCCATTGTTCCTCCTGTCTAATTATATCAGACTGCTCTCATTTTCAAACAACTCTGAATCTGCAAACCTTTCTAGTGGTATTGTTTTTGGCTGTACAGCAACATGAATATATGTTTTGTCTTGACTGTAAACTATTGAATAACTAGGCTGTGTAGTTTTAGCGTAATATTGCCATCCAGAATTATTCCATTTTACATAAATAAAATATTCTTCAATATTTGATTGTGGCTCCCAAGTTAAAGTAATAACTCTATTATCAGTATCTACAATCATTGTATTTAAAATCTCTGATGGAGTATCTTCTGCTAAGATTTTATATACTGGAGACCAATGAGATGTTCTATTTTTATCTTCAGATATAAATCTATAACGTAAAACATATTGTCTATTTTCTCCAAAAAATCCAGGAAGTTTTGATTTAGGAATAATTATTTTTTTAATTCCTTGATCTGGACTTGACATTATTGCACATCCATTGCAAATCTAAATTCAATATAATTTGTAGTATTTGCTGCTTTAATTACAGTCTCAGCATTAGTATTTTTTAATACTGTATAACCAGTTAAACCGTATACTGGATTTGTTGTTGATATGTTTTCAAACCTAACCGCATCCAAACCAACATAAAAATTATCAGAAGGAATATTATTTTTAATAACTGTTGTATATATTTTAACTATGCTAACATTGTTCCACGTGAAACCAGTGCTTTTATATAATTCCTGTAATTGTTTTGTAATTACATAATATCTATTATTAGTAAAATTATAATCATTTGAAGACATAACAACTTCAAATCTAGCCCACTCACCTGTTCCTGGAGAGTCACTTTCTGCAAATTCTAATAAAATTCTTACTTCGTCAGGAATAATGGACACATCTGGATCTTTATTTATAATACTAAACGCTAATTTAATTTCATCTGTTGGAGCATTTTTATTAAAATCTAGTGCGGTACCAAGTAAATGAATATGATTTGATCCAGTTGTTGGAACTAAATGATTTGACTGTATTTGTAAATTTGCAGAGTCGCCCCTCATCATTACGATGTTATTAAAAAATCTAGCACGTTCATATCTAGAAATTCTATCTGTATTTGTAAATAATCTATTGTCAGAGTTTGTCTGAAAGGCTTCATATGTTTGATTTATCAAACCATCGTTTGCGGTTCCGTCAAGCGGTTCATAGACTATTGGAAGTTCAGTAGACGTTGATTGATTATGATATTCCCAATTTTCATTAACTGTAAAAGCAATTAAAGTTCTACTATCATATGCTCCTGCCGACGGATTTGATCCTGCCGAAAATATACCAACTTCAGAAATCTCATAACGCTCATCTGTAGGCAATTCTGCAGTCAATACAATTTTGTTTATTCCGTCTTCATTAACATATCCTCTAGAGGTTATCGGTACTCTAAACATTTCAAAATCTAAGGCTTTTTTATTTGAATAGTCTCCGAACTGCTGATTAGTCGATAAAGGCTTTGCTCCACATCCAATTGCTACATATGAGGCGTAGGCTGGAGCCTGACCTATTAAATACTTCGCTAAAATGCTCTTTCCTGTATTTGTTATCATAATATCACTCCGTATATTGTATCATCTATAACAGTTCCATCCGAAATAATAGAAACCTCTACCTGTTCGTCTCTGGCTAAATTGATAACATTTATAACTAAGTTACCTGTTTCTGCTTCTATATATACTATAGAGCAGTTTGGTCCAGTTCCACATTCTGGAACTTTGCTATTAAAATTAATTGGAAATTTTTTAAAATAATTAGAGTCTATATCTTGTAAACCTAATATATTTTGTGGATTGTATTGAAAATATACGTTACTTAAATTTTTAATAGGCTGATATAAAACACTTTGGCCGTTTACAAGATCTGATCTTACTAAATTAATTAATTCCTGCCCACCAATATTTTCAAATATTAAATCTGTCATTATTTCTATTGGAACAACATCATCATTAAATAATACAATATCTGGTGTTGCTGGCTTTACGTCTACATTATCCTGCTGAACTGATTTGATTATGTCTGGATTATCTGGTGTAGCATTTATTGCAGATATAGATTTTAAATAAGAATTTAATGCCTCTTCGCTTGGTACAGGCTTCCCTGGCTTCCATGTCATTTTTACATCTGGCGTAGAAGGGTAATCATCATAAACAATTTTCCCATTAGAATCAAAATATACCATTTTATACCTCGCTCATATACAGGGTCATTGAAGGTCCTGTAGAATCTTTTTGATAATCTATATTATATACAACAAATCTAGTTTCATCAGATGCAACTGTATTTTTATTTTCTAAGTCTTTATATTGAATATTAATGATGTCTCCAAGTTGAATTATTGGAGTACTAAATATTTTAACACCAACACTTTTTCTTGGTTTCATGATTTTGTTTATAATCCAGGACATTAAATCTCGTGCATCATCTTCTGACTGAACATATGACGGAGTTAACGAAAATTCTTTTTTGCCATAGGTTAGTCTACTTGTTTTTATTTTATCAAAATCTTGTTGCGCTCTAAAAGGAGAAACAATTATGTTATCTTTTCCTATAACTGGATCAGAAAAATTACTATTTTTAATAAAATAATTATCAACACTTAATTCATTTTGAGACTGCTGAGTAAATGTTATTCCTTGAATTCTTAAATAATTTCCACTTGTTTCATCTAAATTTAAAGCAGTATCTGTAGAATTAAATATTAAAAATTCTGC